CGGTAATACAGTGTATCTCATTCCTTACGGGACTCATCCCAATAAGTAATGGGAGTACAGCATATAGAGATATACCAAAGCAGAGATTGACCCCTGCTCAAGATACCTAGGCTTGACAGAGCCCAACATTGAAATAGTGCTGGGAATCTATCAGTACAGTTCTTCATGTCGATGGATTCACAAAGCTTACCAAGCTTGGTGGCTCTAACGACACGTCGGATCTGTGCCTCCTGATCATGAGTTCCGTCTGTCTCCAAATTTCTTAAGAGATTAAACAGATGATCATGAACAGGCTTTAAAAAGGACTGCAAAACGATGTTTGCAATACAGACGACTCTCGTCTTACCTTTCTTATCACTAAGACCGGCAAGACGATTGACGCAGATAGGTCGTCTCGATCTCGAAGAACTCATACTTGAGTTATCTTTAACCTTCAGAGGAACAAAGATAGTTGCCTCAGATTTGGAATCCATAGATACTTTCGTACCCTTAGGATTACTCTTCTTACGCAATTTTCTCTGCGGCTCTTTAGATTCAGGGGTAACCCTTGTAAAAAGTCCTTTCTGATCGATGGACTTATCCATCTGGCTGATCATACGCTCGACCTCTTCTCCGTTTTCCACAGGGAAGATTCTGGTAAAGAAGGCAAGAATAAACTTGCCGGCTCACGTAGATCTTAAAGCATGCAAATCTTCTTTAGCAAATGACAGGGAAGGTGACCCATTCGGACCCGATTTCAAACTAACTCTCCAGTTAATTGAAAAAGGACGGATAGGAGTCAACTTACAAGTCTCACTAAAGACTTTGGCTGATTTCGACAATTCAGTATAACAACTGAATATGCCTAAAAGACTCCCAGTAAATCGTCCTAGTATACTATCCAACTCGATAAGAGGAGGAAAAGTGACTAATCGATGAATCTGGCACACACAAAGCGTAAAATACATAAATTGGTAAGAGTTTTTCGACTTTCGTCTTAGTTCTCAAACCCAGTTAGGTATTTTGCACCGAGGGCGTTCAATATAGGTAGCACCGAGGACAGATCTAGTGAGAAATTGACTGATTGAATCAGCTTCTTTCAAACCAAGTCTACCTCTGTGCAGCCTTTTTATGATTAAGTTTCCAAAACCATAAAAAGAACGTAAAGACAAACCTTTTGGAAGTAGTAGTTTAGATAACTTTCTAACTACAGTGGAAAACTGTCCACTTAACAACCGTCGTATGGCCTCCGGAAACCTTTCTTTTTTTGAATTGCTTCTGGTTTTCATATTGTTGTTGTATGCTTTCTCCTAGTTTCCTAGGGAGCGGTGCTGAATGAGGTATTAATCAAGATCTTGAGTTTCTAACTTATCAAGGTTAGGATCTTAAGAAGGTTATAAAGCCTTTCTCACGGGCTCTAAGGTAGGTTGACAG